CCATACTGGCCGCCAGCGATATGAGGTTGTATGGGAACGGCACGCTCTGCGACTGGGCCGCCGCTCCTGCAAATGCCTGCGCGATATTTCCACCGATGACAGACGCAATCGCAGGAAGGGCGGCAGCCACGGCTGAAAGGACACTCGATCCCCATGAGAGCCAACCTGCGGCGTTCTCGCCGACCACCCCTGACAGGCTGTTCGCTATCGATGACATATTCTCAAGCATGCCCGTGGTCTTTTCCCCCTGCGTCTGTGTCGCGTCAAGGCTTGTTGCATACTGAGACCATTGGTTGATTGCCTTCTTTATCGATGCCCGTTCTTCCTTTGTCTGGGCTACAGCAGCCATCTTCTGGAGTTCCTCGATTTTCGATTTGGCTACCTCGACACCGGTTATTCTGGCACGAAGGCTGATTTCAAGGTCGCCGCCTACGCCAAGCCCGTTCTGAACCATCTTAGAAAGGTCTTCCATCCCTACAAGCTGGACTGATTCCTCTATGGCATCCTTCTTGGCTTTCCATTGGACTATCTGCCTTTGAATCTCACTGCGTTCCGCCTCCCCGGCTTTCTGAAGTCTTGTCTGAAGGGCAGAAAGAACCTTGTCGATATCCTCCAGACTCTTAGGGTCAGCAGGAACATCAAGGGCTTCAAGGGAAGATTCGATAGCCTCTTTCTTGCGCCTGTAATCATTTATCGTCCTCTGGATGTTCGCCCTTTCCTCATCATTCGCATACTGCAGGACCGACTCGCAGGCAGATATTGCCTGTTCATAGTCCGCAAGGCTGTTCATCACGGCAGGGGTGGAGGCAAGTGCCACACGGGCTTTCAATTCGTCCCTCTCACGCTCGTACGCGTTTATCGTGGCCTGAATCCCTGCCTGTTCTGATTGCGAGGCTCTGTTCAACTGGTCTTCAAGCACTGATATGACCGTTGAATACTCCTCGAATGTCTTTGGGGATGTCGGGGCAGAGATTGCTTTCAGACTATCTTCAATAGCCTTTCTCTTCTTGGAATATCCGTTGATCGTCTTCTGTATCTCCGCACGCTCCTCATCACCGGCAATTTTCAGCAGTTTGCCATAGTATGTTATGGCTGTGTCCAGTTCCTGGATTGTCTTCGGGTCTGAAGGCACACTCAACGCCTCCATCTCAAGATTAACAGCATCGAGTTTCTTCTGCCATGCGTTTATATCCTTCTGAAGTTCGGCACGTTCAGATGCGCCGGCAGTCTTCATCAGAGCCGTAAGAGCCTGTATCTTTTTCTCGATGGCATCTATGCTGCCTGCCTTGCCGGTCGTGACACCAGATGTGGCTGGTGATATTCCACGCCCTTTCAGAAGTTTGTCCGCCTCGTCGTTGTATTTGTTCACGATGGAGAAATAACGGTCACCCTCTGACATCTCCTTTTTGGCCGCGTCACTGTATACTTTAGCCCTGGCCTCGCCATAGGTGGCCACATTGCTTTTATAGGCGTCTCCTACTATTTGCTTTCTCTGCCCGCTTACCTGACCGCGACCGAGGACACCGTTCGCTGAGGCCATTTTGCCTTGGTACACACCCTCCGCATAATTACGGGCGCTCTTCCGGTCGTCATCCGTGACCTTTTTCGCGTTCTCCGCCTGAAGCATCTTCTCTATTGCCGACTGGTACTTCTTCGACGCAAGTTCCATTGCGGCGGCTGCCATGGCTCTTCGTTTAAGGGACTCCACAAATGTCGATTCATTATTGACCAGAACATTCTCGGCATCCTTTACCGAATTGATCCTTACGCCAAGGTTTCTGAATTCATTGGCGTTGTCCTTCACGAATTTCTGACGCCTGGCGATGTCACCGGAGAGTTCCTTCCACGCCTTCTGCAGTTTTCGGTAGGACACAAGCTGTGATGCTATGCTACCAGCCACGGATGATTGGATGGACTTCTGCGCATCCTCTTCTTCTTTCTTGGCCTGCTTCTGGGCTTCGGATTTCTCCTGGTACTTGGACACCAGCTTGCCGATCGCCGTTATCACCCCTGTTACTATCAGAGACGCGCCAAGCGTCATTGACGCAAGCAGCGCCTTCGAGGCGGTGGCAGAGAGGCGGAAAGCTACCGTCAGGCGGTTCTGTGCCGCCGTCCACAATTCAGTCACCTTTCTGCAGGTCACAATTCTGAATGAGCTTGTGGCATGCAGGGTGTTGGACATCTGCTGCACGCCCATCATCACCGCCATCACAGACTGCATCTTCGTCTGAACCGCCATCAGTCTCTCGTTGTCCTTGACGAACATTGACACTATGCCGGAACCTGCTGAATATGCTCCCATCAATCCTTGCACGCCATTGATGACACCACCTATCTGCGTGGCACCTGTTGAGAGAGCGGTCTGTTCGGTGCGGAGTTCCCTGTACGCCGTTCCGAGACGCTCCATCTCCTGACGGCGTTCCTCGTATTCGGCGGTATTCTGCTTTCCTTCAAGGCGGAGCCTGGCCATCTCCTCACGGATGGCCATAATCTGGGTTCTTATGCCAGTATTGGACTGCTTGTACCCGGCAACCGCATCACGCATGCCGGCAAGCGCCCCCTTTTCCTGGTTGAGTTCATTGAGCAATGCGGATGTCTGGGACGTGGGAGCCTTGGCCGCTTTCAGCTGCTGATATTTCGAGGTGAGGTCAGCGACCACCTTCTTCTGGCTCTCTATCAGTTGGATATAGTCAGAGACATCCTCTGCCCCCTCCGTAAGCGACTGCTTTACTTGGTTGTATGTCTGGGTATAGGTTGAAGACAAAGACTCGGCAGCTTTCTTCTGAGCCTCAATCTCGGCATTCACCGACTTGATCTTGTTGATCTGGAAGCCAATCTGCCGGAGCTGACCATCGATGTCGAATGCCTTTCTGTCATCTCCGGACAGGTACGCCTCTGTCTTGGCCTGTTTCAGCCGGTCATATTCGGCACGAAGTTCAGACAGGTTGGATGATTGCGAGGAAAGCCTTTCAATAGATGCCGCGGCGTCATTAGCCACGGCCCTTATGCCTGCCGCGACACCGCCGGCGCCATTCGCGACGGAATCAAGGACAGCCTTGTTCCTGGACGCCATCGATGAGGCGATGTTCGCCTGGGCCTGCAATTCCGAATTAACCCTCTGGATAGCCGCCGAAGCTGCCTTCTGCCCGGAGGCCACTGCGGAGACGATCTTCGACGCGACCCCGGATGCGGAATCACGACCAGTGAAATCAATCTCGTATGTGACCTTCTTATTCATCTTTCCAAAGCTCTATCAATTTCTCGAATTCCCTTTTGTCCGCTTCCAGCTCCTCCTTTGTCATCTTTGTCTTTGCCATTTCTGACTTCATGGTTCCATCCCAACCGAATTTCAGGACATCTTCAGGCTTCAGACCCTTCTTGGCATAAGGCTTCAAGGCATAGTAACAAATCCAACGGCAGCGCTCCCATCTCCCACGCTCATTATCCTCCTGCTTCGACTGCCATTCTTTATAAATGGCACTGAACTCGGTTGGAGTCAGTCCGGAGAACTCCTTTACGGATAGGCCCATCCTCCCGACCGCGACTCCGAGGACAATTTCTATTGGAGTGGGCTTTATGCGTTTTTTTCAGCGTCCCCATCCTTATTTTCATTTGCCCTTTCGGCAAGGGCGGCGGTGATACGGATGAACTCCTCACCGTCAAGCGCGTCCGCGAATTCCTGGAATGAAAGTTTGAACTCCTCACCGCTCCTGCGGCAATTGGACTTCACCACGTGATACATATACTTGACGGAATCCTCGGTGTCCACAGGCGCGTCAAGGCCGGTCTCCTCCTTGAACGAGAGCATGGCTCCCATTGTCTCACGATATGGATATCTCTTCCCGTTCACCTCGATTTCGAGATTCCCGTTGCTCGTATTCTTTGGTTTGCTCATTATGACTTATGTTTGATTGGATTAAAAGCCGTCCGGGGGAATGTCCCCGGATGGCAGAATTTCTGATGACTATACGTTAGTGACAGTCTTTGTCCTGACTCTTCCTGTATTCTCGAAAGACGCGGAATAAGTCGAGTCGTCATCGGCAGGATCATTCCTCTGGAGTGAGGTGATGACAAACAAGCCGACACGGTATTTCTTGGCTTCCTCTCCGGCATAGGCATATTTCAGCTTGACAGGCTCGCCGCTGTCCATCGCTTCAAGAAGCTCGTCATAGGTGGCTCCCTTCTCATCCTTGCAGACGAGGCAGTCGGTAGAGATTGACACCGAACGTTTGGACACGGACTTCTCATCCCAGAGTCCGTCCGTCGAGGTATCCTCACCGGCTCCTGCCTTAAGGTCCTCGTCTGTCTGTTCAGTATCGTTGTAATCCGGCAGGACTTTCAAAGAGCGGGACTTCGTCTCCGCCTGGTCCTGAATCTCGCAGGATGTGCAATGCCCAAGGGCTTTGGTCCCAAGGAACACAATCATCTTGCTTCCATGTACATATCCTTTTTCCATCGCTATAATATTTTTGTGAATAAACCTTTTATGATTGCACCGAGGCTGAAACGCTTCCACAGCCATTGGGCGGCCACACCTCCGGCAGTGCCTATAACAACTCCCGCGAGGAACCACTTGCCGCTTCTCCTCTGAGGGACTTTCGGTTGTGTTGCAAGTACTGACCTGTTGACGTTTGATTCCGATTCGAGCGCCATTTGAGAGAGCCTTGAATGTAGTTTGTCAATGACAGCTTTCAGTGAATCAATGGTGCTTTTCTGCCTAAATGTCTGTCTCTCATACTTTGTACATTGTCGGGCGACGCTGTCGCATCTTCCGGTCAACACAATGTTGTCACCTTGGCGCAAGGCTTCAACCGAAGCACGACCGTCGGCCGTCCCATACTTTGCGCCTTCCGGAAGGTCAAGGAGGCTCTGCATCGGTATCGTCTCCTGCACCTGACTCATCGGAATCTGCTCGATGAATGTCGCCCTCAATTCCGTCATCTCCTGCTGCAGGCTCTGGAACCTGTACTGAACGCTGTCCGTTACTGCCTTCGCGACCTGTTCCGTTTGGACCTGAAGAGCCTCCTGAAGACTGGAGTCCTCCTGTCTGTACGTTGCCGCTTTTTTTTGCGTGCCGCACGCCACGGGCAGAAGCGCGCTGACCACGAGGAGGGCTGTAAGCCCCCTGATGTGATTTCTCATTCTCTTGTCTGTTTAATTGTTGAGTCAACTGGCTCACCTTTTCCGTAAGGTGGTCAATCTTCAATTCGAGTGTCTTTTGGTTCGCAAGCAACTTGGCGTTGTCCGCCTTAAGCTGAACATTTTCATCCAGGGCCTCCGTGTATTTCTTCGTCAGGAGGTCGATGGATTCCTGAAGCTTGGACAGGACATCAACTTTCCGCTCCTTTCTGGTGGCGAACCAGGTCACGACAGACCCGATCGCGCCACCAGGGAGCAAAAACATGAGCAAATCCTTCAGCATCTCGAAATCCATATCAAAGTCCAGTCAAATCTATCGCTTGCCACGGCAGGGCATTACACTGTCCCGTCTCCTGTGTCCTTGCCGCCAGCCGCGGTATTCTGGGTCTCGGTCTTCTTGAACACAGGCGTCTCTCTGCTGTCAAGGACAACGAACTCCTCGCCGAAGGCGATGTTGGTGTCAGCCTTCATGAGCATCTTGAAGAAGTAGAGCTCAGACATGTTGGAGACCTTGTCGATCTGGATGACTGATTCATCGTCCTGAAGGTTGACCGCCGCATAAAGGTTGGTCGTCATCGCGTCAGGAGAGCAGAGTGTCGCCACGATAAGGCCGTCAGGCCATGCAGCCAGAGTCTCGATCTTGATGTCCTTGTATGCCTTGCGGTTGACCTTTGTCTCATCCGTATTCTTTCCCTCACGCGCAGTAAGCTCATCGTCATACGTGTCGAAGTCGTTCACGCTCATAAGGATTCTGAGGGATGGGTTATTGCGGATGGACACCGGGATGGCCTTGCGGACAGCCTTCAGACGGTCTGTCATCTTGGTCGCGTCACTTGTGACGATGACACAGTCACTGTCCTTGGCTGCCTGGGTAAGGATACCGTCAAAGAGCTTGTCATCGCCCTCGCCATATTCACCATTGACATAATGGTCGCCCAACTCGAACTGGACCTGCTTTGACAGGGCATCCAGAAGTGCGTTCTGGGCCTCCGCCGGAAGCTCGGAGAACACAAGGTTCCCCTTAGGCTGCCACTTGCGCCAGATACTCTCGAAAGCGCGTGGATTGAAGGTTGTGAAAGCCATGAAGTCATGCGGCTCAAGGACTTTTTCGCTGTAATTGAAATTGCCTTTCGAGTCTTCAACTTTCGGATCCTCCTTACGCTTCTGGAGCATCTTGCCTGTATGAAGACGAGGAATGGATACTTTCTTCTCGACACCCGGGATGACATGGATCAATCCCTTCCCGACAATCTCATTGCCGGTAGCCGCCACGGTAAGGATCCTCTCCAGAACCTCACCATTGTAGTTTGTGTTTTTTACTACGATTGCCATAACTTGATAATTTTAGTTCTTTCCGTTGTACTTGTTTCGGATTTCCTCCTGACGCTTCGCCCAGCTGCCGTTCTCGACAACAGTGCCGTCTTCAAGAATATCCTTTACCAGCCTCTTTTTCTTCTGCGACTGAAGAATTGCACGGGCGGACTCCGCCTCGGAGGAATGGAGCAGCTTCACATACTTCGCCCTCTGGGTCTCATCAATGCGTCCATCCTTGACGGCAGCATCAACTTCAGCATTGATGGCAGCGTCCTGTGCCGCTTTCTCCTTGCTTTCGAAATCGGCCACCTTTGCCTTCAAAGCATCGTTCTCCGCCTTGAGGGAATCATGGGCCTCGGCCTTCCTGGTGATCTCACTCAGTCTGGCCATGATGGCAGCCTCATCAGCGCAATCGCTGAACGGCTGCAACTTCTTGATCTTGTCAAACATTTTGCTTTTGGATTTATGTTGATTATTAAAGGTTCCCACATAGAGGTCCGTAAACTTGCCGCATCTTTGCTCCAATGGCAATCCGGCTATGTCCTCCGCATTTATCGCCAGATCATCATACACCTCATCGGCAAAGCCGAGACGGACGGCGTCATCAGCCGAAAGCCAATGATCCTTGCCGTCCATATATGTCGAGCGGATTTCATCAATGGACATCTTTGTCCTCTTGGAATAGATGTCACAGATTATATTCTCTATTTCTATCAGCTGCTCTTGGTAGGTCTTGATCTCATCAGCGTTGCCCCATACTCCGCCTGTAGGCTTGTGGATGAGGATTCTCGCATACCTGCTCATCTTGACTTTTCTTCCACAGGCAGCGATGATTGATGCCGTTGAAGCTGCCAGACAATCAATATAGATGGTGATTTCCGCCTTCGAGTCTTTCAAGGCGTTGAATATCGCGATGCCTGTGCCGACCTGCCCTCCGATGGAGTTGATACGTATGTCTATCCGCTGATAGGTCTTTTCTGCCGCTATGATCTGCGAGATGACATCCTCCGCACGGACATCGGCATAATCGCCGATCTCACCATACAAAAGGATGGTGCATCCCTCCGTGTCCGGATTCGCTATTATATCAAATACATTTTTCATTCTGTCGAGTGCTATTTCACGCAAAATTGGATGCTTATTTCGACCCTTGAAAATTTCGGATTTATCATACCGTCAGAAAGTTGCATCATACCATTTTTATCGTGCATCATAAAACTGGAATTTGCGCCACTTCCTTTATTAGGTCAATTTTGTGTGCGATAAACAACATGGATATGGCCAACAGCAAGTCAGACAACACTCGCCAATGGGCGAAGTCAATGTACATATACGAGAACAGGACACAGCAGGAGATTGCGGATGCGGCCGGTGTGTCCCGTCAGACAATCATACGGTGGGCAAAAGCGGACAAATGGGATGAACTGAAAGTCTCGATGACGATGACACGTGAGGAACAGATAAAGAGTCTCCAACGCCAGCTTTCAGAAATCAACAAGACAATCAGCGAAAGGAAGGCTGAGGACGGACCACGCTATGCCAACGCCAAGGAGGCGGACATCATCTGCAAGCTTACAGATGCCATCAACAAACTGGAAAACGACATCGGAATCCATGACTGCGTCAGTGTGGCCAACAGATTCATAACATGGCTCCGCCCAGTGGATGCGGAACTGACCAAGACATTCGCCGGGGTCTTCGACAAATTCATCAAATCACTTCTCTGACAATGAAACAGATTGACAAAGACGCACTCAAATTTTGGGAAGCTCTCAAGCGGTCGGTATACGAGGAGACCCCGATCGATGAATCAATGTCCGAAGCGGAGATTGAGAGGCACCGCCTGTATCTGGAAAGTCATCCTACTGAATGGATGAAGTTTTTCTTCCCGAACTACGCCAAAGCACCGTTCGCCAAATTCCACATACGGGCGATCAACAGGATAATAAATAATCCTGAATGGTACGAGGTGCTTTCCTGGTCACGCGAGCTCGCCAAGAGTACCGTCATAATGATGACGATAATGTATCTTGTGCTTACAGGGAAACGAAAGATGATCCTGCTCAGTTCCGCCACGGAGGACGCAGCCAAGCGGCTTCTCGCACCATACCGAGCGAACTTCGAGTCCAACAGGCGAATCACACAATACTATGGCGAGCAGCGAACGCTCGGCGACTGGGAGGAAAAGTGCTTCAAGACAAAGGGCGGGGCGATGTTCCTCGGCATTGGTGCCGGCAACGCCCCACGAGGACTCCGCAACGAAAGCATACGTCCGGATGTCCTGTATCAGGATGACTTCGACACCGATGAGGTATGCCGTAACATAGACGTGCTTGACAAGAACTGGGACTGGTGGGAGAAGGCCGTATATCCCACACGTTCAATCTCCACACCCACACTCGTAATCTGGGCAGGAAACATCATAGCCGAGGACTGCTGCATCGTCCGCGCCGGCAATAAAGCCAACAACTGGGACATCGTGAACATACGAGATGAGAACGGGAAAAGTACATGGCCGGAGAAGAACACGGAGGAGATGATCGACACCGTCCTTTCCAAGATAAGCACCAAGGCCCAACAGGGAGAGTATTTCAACAACCCTCTGACAGAAGGCAAGATATTCCCAAACACAAAATGGGGAAAGGTTCCGGCTTTAAGCCGGTTCCCGTTCCTGGTCATATACGCCGACCCTACGACAAGCGAGGCCAAAGGAACAGCCAAGAACAAGAAAGGTTCCCAGAAGGCGATGTTCCTGCTTGGCAAACTTGACTCCACCCTTTATGTCATCAAAGGGTTCCTCGGCAAGATGACGACGGCGGAATTCATCAGCCATTACTTCACACTGCACACTTTGGCGAGAATGAAGTCCGGCAAGGCCGTATATCTCTATCAGGAGAACAACTCCCTGCAGGATCCGGTGTTCCAACAGGTATTCAAGCCAGCTATCGCACAAGAACGCCGCAGGACAGGGATAAATCTTTCTGTAACGCCAGATGCAAGGAACAAAGGCGACAAGGCAACCAGAATCGAGGCGCATCTTGAGCCGATGAACCGTGAGGGACTTCTTGTACTCAACATCGCTGAGAAAGACGATCCGAATATGAAACTACTCGATGATGAGTTCAAATACTTCACGATGGCCATGAACTTCCACGCCGACGGCATTGACTGCGTGGAGGGAGGCAACTGGATAATAGACCAGAAGACGGCGGAACTTCAGCCGTCATCATACATCTCATACAAGGCTCTTGCACACAGGAGCAAAAACAGACAATGACATGAACAACACCAACTTCATAACAAAAGAGGACTACCCGTCATCGATACGCACCGAGTTCATCGAGCGCGTCACCAGAGAGGATGAGAACATCCTTGAAATCGTGGAGAATCAGGCGATAGCCGAGATGAAAGGCTACCTGTCGAACAGATATGACTGCGGCAAGGCATTCAGCGCGACAGGCGATGAGCGCCACAATCTCCTGCTGATGTTCGCAAAGGACATAGCGATATATCACCTGTGTTCAATCAGGGAAGGTCTTATGACACAGACTCGCATTGACAGGTACGAAAGGGCTGTGGAATGGCTTAAGGGGGTCAAGTCAGGTGACATCACCATTGAGGGGCTTGACAGGATTCCGGAAGACGACAACGCTGACTCGTCCGAGTTTCAGATGAGAAGCGACAGGAAAAGAATAAATCATTTCTGATATGGCAAAGAATAAGAAAAGACGAATAACCACCGGCGGACATGTCGGCAATGTCCAGGCGCCTACAATCATCCTTCAGCAGACAAGACGCGGAGGGCTTGACGTAGGTGTCTATATGAGCGCGATACGCTCTGCGGAAGTCATTGACTACCCTCGCAAGGAAAAGCTTTGTGACCTGTATGAGGACGTGAAGCTTGACAGCCACCTGTTCTCCGTATTGAGGAAACAGAAGGCCGCAGTTCTCTCGACACCTATCCAATTCATGAGGGACGGCAAGTTGGATGAGGCAATGCAGCAGCACATCAAGTCTCCATGGTTTCTCCAGTTTCTCGGAGACCTGTACGACCACGAATGGGAAGGAGTCGGAGGGACCCTCTTCCAGTTCTACCGGGACGAGCGTGGATGGATTAACTACACGCTCATTCCTCGCAAGAACTTCGATGCCATCAACAGGGTGATCCTTCACCATCAGGGCGACATATCCGGAGAGAGTTGGGATGACTTCGACGATCTTCTTTACATCGGCAGGCCACGGCAGATAGGCAACCTTGCCGTCGCCGCATTCTGGGTTATCCTTAAAAGG